GGCTACGGCCTGCAGGCCCGCCTCAAAGTCGGCCAAGCTCACGGTGTCGGTGCCGTCGGCGAGATGGTAGACCGGACCGGTTTGGATGGGGATCGTGATGCCGGTGCCGCCGCCGGCTCCGGTCCGCGCGTGATCGATCACGGTTTCCCGGGGGTGCAGCATTGCCATGAAGCCGCCGCGGCCATCGAGGCCGCCGCTGCGTGGGGCGTCGCCGGTGTAGCCGCCGCCGGCGAAGGAAATCGGCTTGTACTGCACAACTCCATTGGTAGTGAAGGCCCCCATCTCGCGCCCGTTTTCCATGTAGGTGGGGCGTCCGTTGAAGGTCCGGCCTGTTAACGCCACCGGCATCTGCCGGCCCATGATCTGCGCCTGCTGCGCCTGGAGGTTGGCCTGATTGGTTCTCGACTTCTGCGCGGCGATCTGCTGCTGAAGCCTGAAGTCAGCGTCGGCGGAGTTGGCCGCCATCTTCATCAGGCTGACCTGCTCCTGCAGCCTGGCAGTTTGCTGCCCATAGGCTTCTGCCGTGGCAAGGGCTGCCTGAGCGCTGCGCAGCTCCTCCCAGGCCTTGCGGCGCTTCAGGTCCGTGATCAGCACCTCTTGCCGGATCTGCTCATCAGCCGCCGCCTTCTGCAGCCTGGCGTTCTCCAGCTCGATCCCCATGACCTGCCGAAGGATCGGGATCTTCTCGGCATCAGTGCGGGCCTGGTTGAGCTTCGACTCCAGGATTGATTTGGCGGCATTGTTCACCGCAATGTCTGCTGTTAAGGTGGCGTCCCTGAGCTGCCCCTGGCGCTGCACCGCTTGACTGGTGGCGTCGATCGTGGCGCCCAGCAGCTTGTAGCTGGCGTTGCTCTGGTCAACTGCCGCCCTAAACGCCTCCTGCTTGGCCTTGGCGTTCTCAATCGGGGGTTCAATGCTTTCGGCCTCTGTCTTGCCTCGCTTCAAACTCTCGGCCAATTTCCGGGCCTCCAGTTCTGCATCGCTGGTTTGGGTCTGGGTCCCTTTGAGCGCCATGTTGAGGCCCAGCACGGCGCCGCCGCCAATGGCAACAGCGGCAGCAAGCTTCACCCATCCGCCGGGGCCCTGAAGTGCCGCAATCACCGCCTGGGCAACGGCCAATCCCTTGAGCGTCTCGGTCAGCACTTTGTAGACCGCGATCACCCCACCGATGCCAAGGATCCACGGGCCGATTGCATTGACAATCCCGCCAATTACTTCGATGGTCTGCCGGATCGGCTCCTTGTTGGCCACGATGTAATCCCGAAAGCCGATGCCGACCTTCGAGATCCAGTCCACCGCGCTGCTCAGGTACGGCAGCAGCTGGTTGGCGATCTCTATGCCGATCTGCCCGAACACTGCCTGCGTGGCGGCCAGGCTGTCGTTGTAGGCGTCGGCCTTGTCGGAAAACTCTGTGCTCATCGTGGCGGCCAGGCCCTCGATGGCTTGGCGCCCGCCGTTGAGCATTGGGATGATGTCGGCGCCAGATTTGCCGAGCAGGTCAATCGCGAGCTGGGCTTTCCTGGCCCCATCGGGCATCTGCTGGAACTTGTCAGCGACCTCCAGCATCACCTGGTCGGTGCTCTTGAGTTTGCCCGTGGCATCAACTGCGCTGATGCCTAAATACCTCAGAGCATCGGCTGCGGGGCCCTTGCCCGTTTCCGCCGCCTCAACCATGTTGCGCCCCAGCTTCACCAGACCCTTGCCGACGGACTCCACGTCAGTGCCGGCCATCTGCGCTGCCTGCTGGAACCGGCTCAGGTTCTCAACGCTCACGCCTGTCTTCTGCGACAGGTCGCGCATGTTGTCGGCGGCATCGATTGCGCCTTTGGCGAAGGCCACCACACCAGCAGCGGACAGGCCGGCACCCAGGGCCAGCACGCCGCCGGTCACGCTGCCCAGGATCTTGCCCATGCCGCCCAGCGCGCTGTTCGCCTGCTCGCCGGCTTTCTGGATCCCCTTGATTCCAGCGCTCAGCCCAGCCAGGCCCGACGCATCGCCCTTGGCGCTGATCTTCAGGATCGCGTCAAGGTTGGCCATCAGCTGTAGAGCTCCATCAGGTAGGCGCTTTCCATGGTCTGAATGTCCTCGAGCAGCGCCAGCGGCTGGACCACTGAGCACAGGCTAAAGAGCCACTGTGCGGCGCCATAGTCCAGGCCGATCGGGCCACGCGGGCCGGTGCGCCACTGGGTCTGGAGCCGACAGAACATCGTCACCGCTTCCCAGTTCTCAGGCCACACCAGGAACGCCTCTGGGGCGCCTGCTGGCTCATCCGCCCATTCGGCAGGGATAGCAATCCCCATGCCATCAGCAGCGGCTGCCAGCTTCTCTGGATCGTGATCAGGGGCACCGCTCCTCAAGAAATGCCTTGCGGCATCCGCGAGGTTTTTTTTCGACCGCCGATGATCGATTCATTCCAAGCCTCGACAATCGCAGCAGCAAACGACGCCCGGGCGATCAGCTCCTGCTTGAGGCCTTCGCTGAACTCCACCGGCTGGCCGTTGCTGGTAATGCCGCTCCAGCCGGTCAGGATCTCATCGGCCAGCTGCATGTCGTCAATCATGCCCTCGACGGGTTCGCCGGCCGTGCTGGCAATCATCCGCTGGCGGATGGCCTCGTTGATCTCATCAATCCGCGGCTGGCTGAGACGACGGAAACGGCCGGTGAAGGTCTCGACCTTGTTGGTCCGGTTGGACGGCTCGCCCAGCGTCACCGTCCATTCATAGCTGTCGCCCTTGTCGATCTCGAACGTCATGGGTAGGTGCAGTGGTGATGGTTCAGACTCGCCAGCCTGATCAGGTCTGGGCGATGGACAGCTCCTGGTTGGAGGCCGAGGAGATCATGGTGAAGTCAAACTGGAACCCAGCCTTGCCGCGGATGTCCACCAGGCCAACGGGTGCCAGCTGGATCTGGGGCAGGCTGGCGGTGGTGATGTTCCCGGCAGTGGTTCCCCACGGGAGCACCAGGGCGCCCACGGTGGAATTGGCCGCGTTGGTCAGCACGTCGAGCGATGCGATCGACGGGCGAGCGATCGTGATCGAACCGGTCACCGCTCGGTCGGTGTGATCAATGTGCGGCGTGCAGCCGCCGTGATCGAACAGCTCTGTTGTGTTGTTGATGCTGAGCTCAAACTCCTCGACGCAGATCGCCACGCCCGCCAGGGTCAGACTGCCGGCCGTTGCGCTGGCGCTGTTGAACGCCACCGCAGGGGCCTGGGTGGGGAAGGTCGGCGTAGGGTTGGCGAGCGTGCTGGGGGCGCGATACAGGCCCTTGTACGCGGCGGTTGCGGTGACAACCTCGCCAGCTTTGGCGCTGATCGTGATCGATTCGGCCCGAGCACCAGCGCAGGCGTAGCGAACGCCATCGAGGAAGAAGCCCACCGAATAGGTGGTGGCCGGAGGGGGCCAGGCCAAGCCGTAGGTGACGCTGGTAGATGTCACCACCGCCTTATTCATGCTGGCGGCCAGCAGGTGCTTATCGAGGCCGGCGGCGGTGCCGGCGGTGCCGGAGCCGGAGAACTCAAACGGCGCCTTAAAGCTCATCAGGCGGTTGACCATCACCGCAGGCGTGGGGGTGCCGGGGCGAGCGCTGAGCATGGAGCGCTTGGCTTGGCCAAAGTCTTGAATGGTCGGGGTGAACTGGCCCACCTGGACCACATCCGCCCCAACCATGGTCTCAAGCGTGCCGCTTACTGTCTCGGCTTTGATTTGCAATAGCTGGTCGCGGAAGGCCATCGGTCGTGTCCTCGGTGGGGTCGGGTTGGGGATCGGTGGGGCTGGTGGTCAGTTCCCGCCATTCGGTGTCGGCAGGATCCCGGTAGAACTCGCCGGGGCCTTCAGGGTGGGGAGGTGGCTGGGTCATTGGGCCGTCACGTCAGCCTCGAGAGTCTGATAACGCACAGAGTAGGAACAGCGGATGGCGCAGGCCTTTAGGTCTGAAACGTGCTCACGGCTGACCGACTGAATGTCGTCGCACAGGCCGCCCAGCCTCCGATCGCCCATCATCCTGGCGTGAACGGCGACATAGAACGGGTCCAGCAGCTGCCAGTTGGGCGGGTCATTGGGTGCCCGTGAGCGGATGACCGTCACCACCACCGGCAGGGTCGAGCTCAGCTTGCAGGTGGTGGCGATCTCGTCGGATGCTTGGCCCTCCTGATCCAGAGTCACCACCACGCCATCGGGGAAGCTGGCGACCCGGGCCGAGTCGAGGAACAGCTCCTGCACGTCGGCGATGCCGTCCAGCCGCACGGCCAGGGCGTCCATGATTTGGCAGGGGATGCTCGTCACAGCTTCGGCTCCTCAGGGATGGCATCGGATCGCCGCCGCCGGCCCAGGCCCAGCATCCGCCCAGCGGCTGGGATGGCGTTCTGCAGCGGCGAAGGGATCAGCACGCCGAGGGCCACATTCCAACGGGCATCACAGGCCGCCCAGGGGTTGGGGGCCCTGACCTCGCAGACCCCGATGTAGCCCACCAGCAAGGCAAAAGCGGCCCAGTTCATAGCTTCCCCTTGCGAAGGCGATCCTCGTGGTCGTCGAGGGTGTTGCGGTGATGGGCCAGGATTTCAAGGATCTTGCCCTCAAAGGTGCCCAGGCCCTTTGAGATTGACCACAGGGCCTTGACGCCGGAGGCGGCAAGAGTTGCCGCAGCCAACCCCACGCCCGATAGGGCAATCAGTTCAGCGACTCCCACGGGCATAGGCGTGGCGGATGAACTCAGCCTAGGAAGGCTGGGTTATCAGAACGTGGCGGCGATGGCAGCCGGAGAGCTTCGCCTCATACCTTTCTGAACCCCCCTCGATAGGTTGGCGCCGCCGCAGCGCCCGTCCCCAGTCTGCCTGCGATACCTCCCAAGTAGGCAGCGGCTAACCGGCCGCCATTCCACGGTAGTGCGTGAACTCCTTCCAACGTATAGTATCCGGTTGCAACTGACTGGTAGAACGTAGAGCCTAGATCAATAACGTGAACCTTGGACTCACTAGGGTTTGCCGCGATATAGTTGGCCGCTCCTGTTGTGATGGGCGCTCGGTTTTCCCCGGCAAACGGAATCAGAAGAAAAATGTGCGCCTGCGATACGGCCCGTACAGCCGTCAGCCAGTTGGTCACCACTGAAGACGCAATACCGCTCGTGTCGTTGCGTCCGTGATTGACAACGATGTAATCATAGCCAGCGAAATCGCGTGTTACGCCGGACTTCGCAAGGTTCCATGAATTGATGAAATTTGGAAACCCTCCGTAGCCTGCAGCGCTCCATCCATTGCCAGACATGCCGCATTGGTCAAACTCAGCATTAAGGCCTACGCCCAGGTGGTGAGAATAGGAGGCTGTAGCAGCGCTATTTATCCCGGCCGCTGCCACAGTTGGGGCTCCGGTCCCAATGTTGGCGCCTTCTGTGATGGAGTCGCCAAAGATCACAGCTTTTTTCGGCCGTGCTGATGGCGCTGACAATACGCCGGTTCCACCAGTTGGTGAAAATGAGACGATCTTGAGCTGCTGCGCGTTTGCCCACGATCCCGCATTGCCTATGTCGTCTTTTGCTTGATAGATAATGTTCAGCTCATGGTCGCCAGCGGATAAAGATGAAATTGATATTGCGGTTTGGCCGGGTGACAACTTGACAGCCACTGGGCTCAAGTCGTTTACCTGATACAAAACCCACGGATAAGAACTGAGGCCCGCAGTGGACACGTTAATACTGATTGCAGTTCCATTAAAACGAAGTCGCATATAGCTTCCAGGCCAAACACTTTCGGCCGCCATAGCGCCGGCAGTGCCAGTCGCAACCCAATTCCTGGGACTTTTAATTATATTGGCATTATCGCAATAGAATGTTTGGTCAGCTGATGCGGTGACTGATAGGCTTGATGGGTTTGAAAGGCTGGCGTTGTTTGCGGTTGAAATGCTATAAGTGCCGGCTGATGCGGCTGTATATGTAAATGTTCCTGTAGCTACTGAGTTGCTTAGCGTAATAGAAGTCGGCGAAAAAGATCCACCGCTGCCGCCGTCTGAAGGAGTAATAACGACAGTTCCACTTTGTATTGGATTGTCAGTGCCAACAGTAAAGTTGGCCGATGGAACGCCAACAGTGCTGGCTGTCGGACCAGCCAGCGTTGTTGCTGTTGGGGGTAAAGCGCCCAGGGATCCCACGGTTCCATATTGAATCGATTCATACGCCGCGCCAGTTGTATCAGATGCAATAGCGAAGTCTTGAATACCCGCCGACCCCTTTGCAGCGTAAGATGACGAACTTACGGTTAGCACAGCTACTCTTGTTGCGCTATTAAACGTGCCGCCAGTGCTGAGCCACTGGTTGGTTGTTAAATCCTTAACGCTGCAAGTAAACGTGGTTCCATTTGCAGTACCTACGACTAAGTACGATCTTCCGGTAACATATGTGAAATTGAGCGTAGCGTTAAATGGTGCGCCAGTATTGGCCGCATCTGCAATACCTACAGTTCCAGTCCCCGCCGTTGCTGTTGTAAAGATCCTGCAGAGTACGGCATTAGTTGCACTTGTGGCCCGCACGCAAGCGGCCAAGCATTGATTAGCGGCAGTGCTTCTAAAAAAGCCCGTTACTGCAACTTCGTAATCGGCGGTTCCGACATCACCGGACCATACTGCAACGTCGGCGGTAGTTGTGCCTGCGCGATTGTGTCGGGTAAAACCAGTTGGCGAAACCACAAACTGAGCGGCATCACCGCCCCATGCGCCTCCTGCGTCGGGCGTATGGTTGCTGAGCAGGAACGGTGCACTTTCACCGCCGCCCCGGACAAAAGTATCAATTAAGAGCATGAAAACACCTCAGAGGATTAGCCAGGTGGCAAGGCTGGATGACCAGGCCAGTAGCACCGATTCTTTTATGGTTGCCGAATCAGCCACGATGCTGGAGCTGGCGCCGTCGAGGTTTGCGGTGATCGTGACGGCACCCGCGCCGAAGCGCTTGATCAGCAGCGACTGCCCGTTGCTAGAGCCGCTTGCCAGGGTCATCGTGACCGCGTTGGCTGCGTTGATGGCCGCCACGTGGTCAGTGGGGGATATTGCGCCGCTGGCGGTATATGTGTTGGTGATGGCGTATAGAGGTGAGCCACCGTCCAGCAACGCCGCGACCGCCGACAGCGGCGCGTCTCCCGTGTTGATCGGCGCGGCGGTGCCGCTGCCAGAGCCTGCGGCGGTGGCCACGAAATAGGCGCCAACCGTATTCGACGCCGCGCCAATCGCTGTAAAGCTGGTAGATCCTACGGTGACAATTTGATAGGCTTGCCCTACAACAAATACGCCGGCCGTTACTGCTGTGCCGATCCGATCCACCGCGATTCGATCGGTGCCCAGCACGCTGCCGTAGTCCGGCAGCTCGGAGATCGTCGTGTACGTGTCTGGCATGTCCTCAGGCTAGGAAGGCTGGGTCTGCAGGGCTCGGCCAGCGCCGCTGCGCAGCACCATGCCTGAGCCGGTGCGAAGCAGCCTGGATAGCAGGGGAATGGCCACAGCCACCGACCTCACCAACGGCACCCGGCAGAACGTGCCGTCGTCGAAGCGCTGCGGCTGGGTTTCGCACTTGTAGCTGACCCCATCCACCGTGATGGCGTCGCCATAGCCCAGGCTGCCGAAGGTGGCCGTCGGGACGGTCAGCAAATAATCAATGATCGTGATCTCGCCGCCGAGGATCAGCTCGCTGTTTTGATCGAGGATCCCCACGCCAGAAACGGCCCCGGCGACCACAGGGACGCCGAAGCCGTTGAGGTCGAGGAAGACGCTGAGATCCTCGGTGAAGGCCATCTCAGCTGTACTTCTTCAGGCCGTAGCCAAAACAAGTCACGTTGCTGGAAGCGGTGCCCGTCTCAGCGGTGCAGCTCAAACGGATGTAACGCTTGAGGTCATTGCTGTTCAGGGTGATCACCTGCTTTGATGCAGCGTTGGCAATCGCGGTGAAGCTGCCGCCGG